CTTTACAAATTTTATTTGAAAGGAGGCTTATCGTTATGCCTAAAAGTAACGAACTTAGTTTTGACAAGTACTTTAACTTGCCGAATCCTGGATTAAGGTCCTACTTTGACAGAGTTCGATCTGGAAATCCAGAAGAATACCGGACTACCTTTTACAAAGGTAAGTCACTGAAGGAAGTTCTAGACGGTTGGAAGCCCTCAATCGACAAAATCGAGAACGAGTGGCCTACACTTCTAGAATTTGAAAATGGCCTCGCGAAGAAGGTCGGGCCTATGTCAATCATGAAACCGCTTGCTGAGCGAATGGATGACATAGATTCTTACTACGAGTCTATACTCCTAGACTCGACCCCTATTTCTCAATCTGCAGTAGCGGCAGTCATTAAGGAATGGGGCAGTCCGCGCGGGCTGATTCCTCGGTCTCAACGGAAAACGGTTGAGATAATGAAGAAGTCCACTAATAGTGGATCGCCGTTCTTCACTAAACGCAGAGCAGTAGTTGACAAAACAATACCGTGTCGTTTAGAGCACCTTGGTTTCTCCACAAGGCAAATGCTCAACAAATCGGATTGGTTTGCAGCTGCAGTGTTAGGATGGCGTGGTCAGGAAGGTGGACCCACCGATGATGATGTTAAGCAGCGTGTGGTTTGGATGTTTCCATTCGCCGTTAACATCAGAGAGCTGCAATTTTATCAGCCAGCTATTGAAGTTGCGCAGCAACGGATGCTGGTGCCTGCTTGGGTAAGCATGGCAGCGGTCGATCAGCGAATCACCAAGCTGTTCGATACGAAGGGCAAGAACGACCTGATAATTTGCACGGATTTTGAAAAGTTTGACCAGCACTTTAACAGCGACATGCAGGAATGTGCCAAGAAGATCATTTCTGCTATTCTGGGTCAGGATGCTGAAAGCCGTCGTTGGTTGAACGAAGTTTTCCCCGTGAAGTATGACATCCCTTTGGCATACGACTTTGGGAAAATCCGCCAAGGTAATCACGGGATGGGCTCAGGTTCCGGAGGCACCAATTTTGATGAGACTCTCACTCATCGTGCACTCCAATATGAGGCCGCACAACAGTGCAAAAGAACTTTAAACCCGAATTCACAGTGTCTGGGCGATGACGGTATTTTGTCGTTTCCGGGCATTACTGTGGAGGATGTAGTGCGTACGTATTCTGCTCACGGCCAGGTGATGAATGAGAGCAAGCAGGATGCGAGCAAACATGACTGCACATACTTAAGACGCTGGCATCATGAGGATTATCGTCAGGACGGTGTATGTGTAGGTGTTTATTCAACCTACAGGGCGTTAGGTAGGTTGTGTGAACAAGAACGCTACTATGACCCAGAAGTGTGGGGGTCTAAGATGGTGGCTCTGCGGCAATTGTCGATTCTTGAAAATTGCAAGTACCACCCCCTCCGTGAGGAGTTTGTCCAGTATTGCATGAAAGGGGATAAGTACAGACTAGGACTGGACATCCCAGGCTTTATGGACGGAATCGAGTCCATAGCAAAAGAAGCTATCGATCTCATGCCAGACTTCCTCGGATACACGAAGGCGCTCGAGAAAGAGGTTGATCCCGCCTACGGTATCGGATCTTGGTGGATAGTTAACTATCTGAAGTCTTTACGCTAAGAGCGAGATGGTGC